CCGTGGGCGACTACTGCACAACTGGTTATCGTGGCACCAACCCATACGATGCTGGTATCTTCTACGCCCCATACGTCCCACTGACGATGGTCCGCGCAGTTGGCCAGGCTGACTTCCAGCCACGTATCGGGTTCAAGACCCGTTACGGCATGGTCGCTAACCCATTCGCTGAGGCCACTGGCGCAGCGGGCGTTGGCGCTCCTGCAAACGACACCGGCACAAATCGTGCGAACCGTTACTTCCGCATCATGGGAGTCACCGGTATCCTCGATAACGGCTAATTCCTGATCATACAGGAATCATAAATTGGGGCCCCTCAAAAGGGGGCCCCTTTTTCGTGCGATAAATACTTCATCATGTCCATCACAGCTAATAAGAATTTCCTCTCTCCGAACGGTTACCGTCTGACTATCGACATGGAAGAGTTTGCAGACGTCGAGTACTTCTGCGTCTCCGCCACACTTCCGACCGTATCGATCGCACCAATTGCGACGCCGTATCGCAATCTGCAGAACACTACACCCGGCGAAAAGGTCGAGTATGCTCAGTTTGACCTGCGTTACATGATCACTGAGAACATGGAGAACTACGTCTCACTCTTCAACTGGATCACGAAGAATGCCAACGAAGAGGGACTGAAGTACGCTGACATGACTCTCAGCATCCTCAACAGCAACAATAACCTTATCCGCCAAGTCCGTTTCATCGATGCCTTTCCAGTCTCGATCGGCGCACTGGAGTTTCGTACACAGAATGCTGACGTTGAGTACATCACTGGTGACGTGTCCTTCTCGTATTCGCACTTCGAGTTCTCCAAATAGACCAGATAGATAATCCCTACAGTCTATTACATTATGATCAACGTTGAACAGATTCTGGAAATGTGGAAGAAGGATTGTGTCATTGATGACATGAATCTGGACGAGGCTTCTCGAGATACTGCGAAGCTGCACGCCAAGTACCTGGAGCTTCTCTCCATATCAAAGTTGGCTCTCAAGAAGAAGGAACTGGACCAGCGTGTTCTGCTGAAGGACAAGTGGATGTACTTCAACGGCAAGTTGGACAAGCAGGCTATCGATGATAAGGGATGGGACTATGACCCATTCGGTGGCCATAAGATCATGAAGTCTGACATGCAGTACATCTACGAGTCAGATCCAGAACTGCAGAAGTCAGAGAGCCAGATCGCGTACATGAAGACCGTCGTGGACACACTGCAGGAGATCATGGACACCCTGAAGTGGAGACACCAGACAGTGCGCAATATGATCGAGTGGAAGAAGTTCACGAGCGGCGTCTGATCGCTATGGCCGACGTAATCCGAATCAAGAAGAAGAACGAGGTCTTCGTGACGGTGGACTGTGACCCATCGATTCAGAACGAATTGACGGACTTCTTTACATTTATGGTTCCTGGAGCTAAGTTCATGCCGGCCTTCAAGAACAAACTCTGGGACGGCAAGATCCGTTTGTACGACCGCCGGCTCAAGACGCTGTATGGCGGACTGATCGAATACCTGCACGAATTTGCAGAGACCCGTTCATGTGAGCTGGAATTCGTGGACGATGATTACTACGGTCGGCCGGATGCTCAGGCGTTTCTTGAGCTGGATCAGGTGAGGGACTTTGTATCTACGCTGAATCTATACGCTCACGGCAAGGCTATTGAGCCACGTGACTACCAGCTCGAGGCGATCCACCATGCGCTGGTGCACTATCGTGCGATGCTGCTGAGTCCGACGGCTTCTGGAAAATCGCTGATCATCTATGTGCTGATCCGCTGGTTCCTAGAGGAGAATCCTGGAAAGAAGGTCCTACTGATTGTTCCGACCACATCGCTGGTTGAACAGATGTTCAACGACTTCAAGGATTACTCGACGCTGGACGAGTCCTGGAATAACGAAGAAGCTTGCCACCGGATCTACTCTGGGAAAGAGAAGCAGAACATAAACTCCAGAGTTGTCATCACGACCTGGCAGTCTATCTACAAGATGCATGCCACATGGTTTGAACCGTACGGCATGGTCGTCGGTGACGAGGCGCACAACTTCAAGGCAAAATCTCTGGCCTCGATTCTGGAAAAGATGTACGATGCCAAGTACCGGATCGGCACTACTGGTACACTCGATGGAACGCAGACTCATAAGCTAGTCCTTGAGGGACTATTTGGTCCAGTTCATCGCGTCACCACTACGAAGGCGCTGATGGACTCTGATGCGCTAGCACAGCTTTCCATCGATGTGCTACTGATGAAGTACGACGACCTGACGTGCCAGGCTGCGAAGCAGTTTGACTATCAGCAAGAAATTGACTTCATCGTTGGCAATGAGGATCGCAATCGGTTCATCCGTAACCTGGCCATTGCACAGGACGGCAATTGCCTGATCCTATACAACTACGTCGAAAAGCACGGCAAACCATTGTACGACGCAATTGATGCAAAGTTGAACGAGTTCCCACGCAGGACACGTAAGCTCTTCTTTGTCTCTGGAGAAGTGGATACGAACGAACGAGAGAGGATCCGTGAGATCACTGAGAAGGAAAAGGGGGCCATCATTGTGGCCAGCATGGGTACCTTTTCGACAGGCATAAATATTCGTAACCTGCACGTGATCATCTTCGCTTCACCATCAAAGTCTCAGATCCGAGTCCTACAGTCGATTGGCCGTGGTCTGCGTAAGTCTGATGACGGTCGTGCCACGAAGGTGTACGACATTGCTGATGATCTTCACTGGAAGAAGAATCGGAACTACACCCTAGACCACGCTGCAGAGCGGATCAAGCTGTACGCCTCTGAGAAGTTTGAGTACAAAATCCACGAAGTAAAACTATGACTGAACTAGGAGATCTCTGCGTCATCTTTAAGCTAGTCTCTGGCGAGACAGTCATCTGCCAGGTGATCAGCGACACTGATAAGAACATGCTCATCCGTGATCCATTTGAGGTGAGAATTCACTCTCAGATCTCTGATGGCGGTGTCAAAGCCACTACGTACTACGCAGACTGGTTCTTGACATCTAAGACACGGGTGCACATGATTCGAAAGGAACATGTCATGTCAGCCGCTATTCCATCAAAGGATACCCTAGAAAGGTACCTGGAGCTGGTTGATCACCGTGATGATGGTGAGAATGATTCACCGTTCAATTGGGAACAGAAGTTCAACTTTGATGATACCGATCCTGAACGGAACTGATGGATACTGTGACCACTGGCAAACAGTGTATACAAAATAACGGTTTATCGCGATGATGTAAACTACTTTGTAATTGACGTTAGGTGAGTTAGCATATTATGATTCGAAATGGAAATCAAGACTGAAGTAAAACCCAAGAAGGTCTCCGCTAAGGCAGAGCGGGAACACTACGTCAATAACAAGGAATTTTCCCAGGCTGTGGTTGAGTATGTGACCTCAGTCAAGGCTGCAGCCGCAGAGGGAAAAGAACCTTCGAAGATCCCCGAGTACATCGGTCGATGCTTCCTACGGATTGCTGAGGGACTATCCCACAAGCCCAACTTCGTACGGTACACGTATCGTGAAGAGATGGTCATGGATGCCGTGGAGAACTGCATCAAGGCCATCATGAACTACAACATCGCTGCGGCCACCCGAACAGGTTCGCCGAATGCCTTTGCGTATTTCACGCAGATCGCATACTATGCCTTCCTTCGCCGTATCATGAAGGAGAAGAAGCAGCAGGACATCAAGTTCCGCTACATCGAGCACGCTGGCATCGAGAACTTCCTGTCTGCCCCTGACGACGATCTAGGAGCTATCCTGCAGGATGTTGGCTTCATTGAGACGATCAAGAAGCGGATCGACAAAGTGAAGGAGAGCGACAAGAAGATCAAGGACTTCAAGCGCAAGACCACATCTGGCACAGAACTGAAGTTCTACGTCTAAAGTGAAAATCGCAGTCCTCAACGATACCCACTGTGGGGCGAGAAATGCGTCAGATGCATTCCTCAGTTACTTTGCGAAGTTCTACGAGGACGTGTTTTTCCCGCAGTGCAGGGCCCTTGGCATCAAGCAGATCCTGCACCTTGGAGACTACTACGACCATCGGAAGTACATCAACTTCAAGGCTCTCCACCACAACCGCAAGACGTTCCTAGAACCGATGCGAGATCTGGGAATGACGATGGACATCATCCCAGGTAACCATGACGTGGTGTACCGTAACACGAACGAGCTGTGCTCTCTGAAAGAGCTGTTGGGATTCTTTGTGGAGAACGTCAACATCGTCATGAAACCGAAGGTGCTGACGTACGACGGGTGCAACATCGCGCTTCTGCCTTGGATTAACCCAGAAAACCAAGAGGAGTCCATGAAGTTCATCTCCTCTTGCAATGCACCGATCCTCGCTGGACACTTGGAGCTCAAAGGGTTTGACGTCCTACCAGGTGTTGCTGCCCACGATGGAATGGATCCTAGCGTGTTTTCTCGCTTCGAGGAGGTATGGTCAGGGCACTATCACACGAAGTCCAAGAAGGGGAATGTCCACTACCTCGGCACACAGTTTGAGATGACGTGGGCAGACGTGGATGACCACAAGTACTTCCATGTGTTTGACACCGAGACCCGTGAGCTGACTGCGATCCAAAACCCAAACATCATCTTCCAGAAGTACATCTACGATGACAAGGCCAGAGATCCTGACCGTTATGATGTGCCGGGCTGTGCTGGTAAGTTTGCCAAGATCGTCGTAGTCAACAAGACTGACTTCTTCAAGTTCGATCGATTTGTGGATCGTATTCAGAAGCAGAATCCACTAGAGCTCAAGATTGCAGAGAACTACGACGAGTTTGTGGGATCTAAT